TCCTCGACGCTGAATCCACCTAGTGTGTGCCAAGATGAGCAGTGGTCACCAGTAATCTGACTTAAGACAGAATAGAACTCTGCCTTGATTGGTTCTTCTTGCTTGGCTTGATTGCGTTTAGCGATACGAACAAGGCGTTCTGCTCTGATGTCCTTGGTCTTTGTATTCTTGCGGGCTTGGTGCATATCTTTAATGAGTGACCAGTATTCGCCTCGGATATCCATTAGGCGAAAGTCTGTGCGGTAGCAGTTGATTAGGTTACTGTCCTGCTTGCTATGTGTTGGGCAATCGTTGCCGTAGGTTGGGCAGTTCGTCATATAGATAACGCTTGCGCTTCTGTATCCTGTCTTAGGTTGCCCGTCTGATTCAAAGATTACATAGTGGCGATTACCTTGGTGTTGTTTGTGTGTCTTAAGTACTGATGAATGGAATGTGTACATCTGATTATTGCGGGAGGTTGCATAGTAAGCAACTCCTGCTTTGAGTTCTGCTTTCTTCACTTGATTCTCCTGTGCTTGTAGGTAACGGGATTGTTACCAGTGCCCTAATAGTGGCACGACCACTACGCTTTCTCCAAGATTTAGGGCTGTGACTTTCGTCACACTTTTTTCTTCTGTCTTAAGACTTACTTACTCCATCCTGTGTAGTGATTAGTTAAGATACAATTTGAACACGCCTTCTTCTTTTCTTGGTTAACCTCGACGGTGAACACCAATCCTTTACGGTTGCATAGTTCACACATTTTATTTTCCTGTCTTAAGACGTAACTTGATTTTGAATCCGATAAATATAATTCCTACAATGATGAGAGTCCGCCAAGGTAGGTAGACATCACCGAAGTATGACTGAATCCAAATGTCCCACTTGTTGAATCCGAATGTAAAGAACTCCTCTGTGTTAATCATTTATGACACCACGCTTTCTGTCTTAAGTCCGATGTAATGTTTTGCTATCTTGTCAAAGGTTCCTGCTCCCCAGTTCATCAGCATCTGAGAGATTAGCAAAGCCCCTGCCTCTTGTCCGTTTTCCTTTTCTCTTTCTACTACCTGCCCGATGTACTCCTCAAATCGTGCCCGCAATTTGTCAGATAATCCCGACATATTACCCGCCAGTAACTCAGGCATTTCCATAATCTCATTGTATGAATTTTGGTCGTTGTCGATTACTAGGGTGTAGTCCTCGATGAACTGCTCACGTCCTGTGTTCTCTGTTGGTTCCATTTCTTGGTTCTCCTGTCTTAAGTCACAAGAGGAACGATTCCCCTCGTGGTCTTGCTTGGTGTAATCATCCCATCGAATCGGGTAATCTCTTACCATTTCCGATGTGATGTTTATCACACCTAACCCTCTACCTTAGGTTGAGAGTTCGTGCCCCCGTTGGATTTTGAATCCGTACCCGCTAGGCGGGGGCTGTTGTGTCTTAAGACTTATCCCCTCACCTCGAATGAACTCTGGCAATTCTGGCACTCTGGGGCGCATAGTGCTAACGTCTTAGCAGATAGGCGAATCTTCTCACCGCATCCACATTCCGCAACTAGGAGATTCTTATTACGTCCCTTAGGCTTGGCGGTACCTTGTCCGCTATCGGCTGTTAGGCGGAGGGCTTCCTCGATTAGGTCGTGAGCCTTCTGCCATCTTGCGACGCATTCATCCGACACGGAGGTCACGGAGAATCCGATTCGCGGGGCTTGAGTAATGGTGAGCCCTAATGATTCTGCACGATTCTTGAAATTCTTGTTGTGGTACCCGTCCCCGCTTGTTCCCTTGATTCCCTCTTTATTGTCGATGCTGTGGGCTGTTTCGTGTAGTAATGTTCCAAGAATCTCGCGGGCTTCGCGCTTGGCGATGGTGATAAAAATCTCGTGAAATGTTTCTTCACCAGATGCCCAAGGTGTCCAAGGTGTGAAATGCCCGTGAACTGTTGAACTACGTCCCGTGACTATTGTGGCGCGGGGGGCTCCTGTTTCCTTGGCGATAATCTCGTGAGCCATTTCTAACGCCTTGGTGATTGTTGAGAGATTCTCAACCTTGGAACCCTTGGCGAATATGTCCGCTGCTGTTGTTGTCTTCTTCTTGGTCTTGGTTGCTGTTGTCATTTCTTGTTCTCCTGTTCCTTGCGCTTATGTCTTAAGCGATAAGAGAACTCTAGGGGATGAAACGGGATTCACCTACCATTTCCGATGTGATATGCATCACACCATTCCAACCCTTGAGAATGTAGATATGTCGACAATTGAAGAATGACTTCCCCCCTCGGATTTGATAGGGGGAGATAGTGTCCTCTCTCAAATTCCATTAATTAAGTCACAATAGTGTTTCGTAATTCCATTGTAAAGAAATGTTATAAATGAGATGCCCCCGTCGGGGCTTGTTACCAGTCGGTAACTTAGTCAGTGAATGATTGTCGACAAATAGACAAAAGGATGTCAGTGTTTAGTTATGACCCAGGGTGTTGTGAAACGTAGTCAGGTGTATATATATGTCTTCCATCATAATTTTCTGTTATATTCAGGGGGGTAATATATACTCTGACCAGCACTTTTAGCCCCAGAGGGGCACTTTCTTAAAATATATCCGAACCTAGTGTTCGGTTTAGGCACTTCCAACAGGTTATCTTATATGTAATGATTTACATTACAAGTTCTAAACGAACTCGCTTCGTTTGGGACTACGCTCGTTCGTTAGTTATAATATATAAATAACTAACTGAACTAATGTTGAGTAAACGCCAGAGTTATGCCGTTCGGCGAATAGCGTTATTAGACCGATATTAGGGACACTGACAATGGCAAACAGAGGGCGCAAGCCAGGGATACAGAACATATCCAAGAAGGAAGCCCAGGAGCGAATGCTCCAACTTCTGGAACAAGGTGCGACCATTACCGCTGCTATGGCAGCCGTAGGTCGTAACGATGTAACCTTTAGACAATGGTCAATGCAGGATGCTGACTTCAAGGAACGGGCTGATAAGGCTCGACTTGCTGGCAAAGGGGTCAAGGCTGACCTGAAAGAACTCAAGGATATTACCTTCCCCGACTTCTGTGAACAGTTCCTCGACTCTAAGATGTTTCCTCACCAGTTGAACTGGCTAGACCTTATCGATGGGGTAGAACCCCGATGGCAACCCGCAGGTATGACTTATGAACCTAGCGACCCTGACCGTGTACTTATCAACGTACCGCCTGAGCACGCCAAGTCGACAACTATCACGACTAACTATGTGACCTATCGAATCGTCACTAACCCTAACATTCGAGTCATCATTGTCTCAAAGACTCAGGGTATGGCTCGTAAGTTCCTTGGTGCGATTAAAACAAGATTAAGCCACCCAGCCTATATGAAACTCCAGACCGCTTTCGGTCCTAATGGGGGTTACCAGAAGGATGCTACCCAGTGGGCGGCAGATATGATTTACCTGGGAACAGGACGCGACTCTGGCGAGAAGGACCCTACGGTCCAAGCCTTAGGTATCGGTTCTCAGATTTACGGTGCTCGTGCTGACTTGATTATCGTCGACGATGCCGTGATGGGTACCAATGCCCACGAGTGGGAAAAGCAGATGGAATGGCTTCAGAAAGAAGTTATCACCCGTCTTGGTCGACACGGTAAGTTAATTATCGTTGGAACCAGAGTGGCACCAGTTGACTTGTACAAGATGCTGCGAGATGCTGGGCAGTGGTCAGGTGGAGTTTCTCCCTTTACTTACTGCGCTATGCCAGCCGTTTTAGAATTTGATGAAAAGCCTGAAGCCTGGAAAACATTGTGGGCAGAAACTGACCGCCAGGAAAACGATAAGGACGACGCATTACCTAATGGAAATTTTCCCAAGTGGGATGGACCTTCTCTCTTTAAGAGACGCTCTCAGGTATCCCCGTCAGTATGGGCTATGGTCTACCAGCAAGAAGATGTCACAGAAGACTCAATCTTTTCTCCCTCCTGTATCGCAGGTTCCGTCAACGGAATGCGTAAACGAGGTCCGCTAAAGGCTGGAGTTCCAGGACATCCTCAATACATAGAAGGTGCCTACACCATCATAGGACTTGACCCTGCTATGGCAGGTGCTACAGGTGCAGTTGTTTGTACCTACAACAAGGCAGATGGAAAGATTTACGTTTTGGATTGTGTCAATATGACCGAACCATCACCGCAAAAGATTCAAGACCTGATTGAAGAATGGGTCGTTAAGTACAAGCCACAAGAACTGCGTATTGAAATCAACGCACACCAGAAGGCTTATGCACTAGATGACAACTTGAGAAACTATTTAGCCTCTCACGGTTGCCAACTCAACTCGCACTTTACTGGCAAGAATAAGTGGGACACCTCTTTCGGTGTAGCGTCAATGGCAATGCTGTTCGGCAACACACGAGATGGACGATTCCAGGATAACAACCTGATTGAACTACCAAGTAATGAAGGCTCTGAAGGTCTTAAGACATTAGTTCAAGAGTTGATTACCTGGAAACCTGACACACGAAACCCTACAGACTGCGTAATGGCACTGTGGTTTGCAGTCATTCGCATCCGCGAACTAATGCAACAGTCCACACGGATTGGTTCTTACACTAATAATCGCTGGGCAACACGAGCACAGAGGGCACAAAGAGGCTCTATCAATTTAGATGAAGCAATCGCTGACCAGTGGTCGCAACAATACGGATAGGATAACAATGGCATTATCAATGAAGCAGGTGTTTGCGAGAGTTGAATCTCTACGCCACCTCAACGGAGAACGCGACCAGCGTAACCTTGACGTACTCGCAGTCCGCCGTGGAAAAATTGCTGATGTCTATCCTGACTTTTTTCCAGAGGGCGTATCTGCCAACGTAGTTGCTAACTTTATCGACATCGTAGCCCGTGACCTCTCTGAGGTTATGGCTCCACTTCCTGCAGTTAACTGCTCTGCAGCAAACGCGGTCAATGACCGTGCACGTTCTTTCGCTGACAAGCGCACACGTATCGCATCGAACTACTTCC